TAAAAACTGATATTGGTTATGTGCATCACTTAATTGTACAGGGTCTATTGTAGCTGCTGTTTCAGGGCTATCGTTAAATGATAGTATAAACTTACCTGCATTACTACTTCCTGAAAACTTATCATAGATACGTCTTTCTATCATCTCCCTTTCTTCTGCACTTGGAGTACCTGAATTAAAGTTAATAAGCATACTAGGAGATAGTCCTGATTGTATGTTATTTATATGAAAGTTAGATATTTCTTCTTCTAGGTCTGCATATTGCAACCCACCTTGATAGTCAGGGGTAGCATAGTACTTGTATCCTGCTCTGTAAGGCTTAACGTAAACAATTTCGATAGCTTCATTACTCATACCAAAAGCAGGTATACGCTTGACTTGGTTAATACGGTTGTATTTAGCCCAATCACTAGAGTAGTAATATGCTTCTATCTCTCCTTTGTCGTTACACTTTTCAGCAGCTAGTTGTTCAACAGGTATATGCTCAACCCTTGCTATCTTTTTTCTATCCTTACTGTAAATTACTTGCATACTACATTGACCAAACAGTTTAAGGTCTGCACATAGTTTACGTGTACAATCTTTGTGTAGTAGTGTAATGGCTTGTGCGTATGCATCAGGCTTTCTATTGCTGTCAGTGGCATCTAAACCCTTACCGTATATCATCTCACTAATACCATTGATAACAGCGTTGTTTGTAGGGCTACCATTATAACGGTCTATTAGGTACTGAAAGTATGAGTTTTTATCTCCGTATGTTACAAAAGCCTTATTCTTCTTTTCTTCAATAGTAGGGCTAACATAATTCGATAAACTTAAAGCGTGTATCATAGTACTATATAATCGTTGTCGTGTGTGTCGTTAGTAGTATATTCGTTTTTATTAACAGAATAATACTTATTTTGTGTTTGGTCTACATCTTGGTCAGTACAGAATATCTTGTCTTTGTATATAAGATTAGATAATTCATCACTATCCCAAGTTTGAGTTTCTAATTGCCATTGATTAGTATTAACCCCCCAAATATCTCCATCTGCTTCTAATTGCAAATCGTAAAATCTACCCTCTACTAAAGTAAAGGTGTGTGATAGGTTTAAGTAATCCCCACTTTGTGTAAGGGTTACATCAGTTGTAGTAGATACATTAGTAGTGTCATCCGTTAGTATAAGCGTAGCACTTGTACTATACAATCTAGGTATAAACTCTATTGTTTGCGAACTTGTACTTGTAGTAAGTATCTTCATATAAGTATAACGCTAAAAAGTGATAATTTGTAATAAAAAAAGAGGAGTGCTATTGCACCCCCCTCTATCATAATTAAAACAAGAATTATTTACTCTCCTTTAGCAAATATACAAAAAATATATTAAGCAGGAGTAATAGGTGTTGTAGCACTTTCATCAGGTGCTGTTGCAAAGAATGGTGGATTAACCTCACTAGCTACTGCTGTAAGAGTAAAGCCTTGTAAATCCCCTGCTGCTGCTCCTGTTACAATAGTACCACCTGTAACCTCTGCACCGTTGTCTTTTCCTACTAGTAAGTACTTTGTAGTACCTGTACCGTCAGGATATAGTTCAACAACGTAGTGCGCTCTACCTCTGTTTAAGAGTTTTATCTCCTCTTGTGTTGCAACATCTAGGTTTTGAAAAGTAATATTTAAAGTACTTTCATAAAAAGTAGTTCCATTTTCTCTACTTGATGTTACGCTTGTCTCTAAAGATGTTTGACCACCTTTGACTTCAAACTTGAAAAATTCAGCACTTCCATCTGATGGTAATGTTACCGTACCTGATGAAGGGCTTAACGCTGCTATTGCTGCGCTATAATCAAGAATATATACATTTTTGATACCTGCATAAGCCGTCTTACAGCCTATGCCTCTACCTTTTGTTATTGCACAACTCATATTTATTTATTTATTAAAAAAGGGCAGGTAGGATACACCTAGCCCACCCCTTTTATGTTAGTTAATTATTAAGCGTAAAGTACTACGTCAGAACCTACACCTATCTGTACACCTGCTGTATAGCGCATTACTACACGTACATTCTGTGAACCGTCTAGGTCAGCCATATCAATAACTTTAACTTCGTTACGGTCATCAAGAAGCCCTGTTCCAAAAAATAAATTTGATGCTTGTGAGGCTAAAATTGTGTTATCTCCTAGTCCACCTGTTGCGAACAATTTGATACCTTGAAAGTTCATCTCTGTTTGACCTACGTTATATAATTCTCTATAACCTAGTGCAGCTTGTGCAGCGATATACTTTTTAGCTACGTGCTGTGAAATATAGATAGTCAAATCTTCTTTTCCATATACACCACTTGGGATAGCATCTACAACCTTTGCAAGTTCGTCAATTACGTTACCTGCTGTAATAGTTGTACCTACTACGTCTACTACGTCTGTGTCAGCAGCAGCAAGAGTAACAAGTCCATCAAAAGAACCTTCTCCTGCACTACCTGACCAAATAGATGTTTCAGTTGCGTTAGCTACTTCAGCAGCAACTCTAGCAATAACATAGTCAGAAAATAAAGGTGGCAATTGGTCAAAAGCACTAAAGCCCATTTGAGCAGCTTCCCAATCTGAATGTAATTCTTTCTTACAAATCTGTAAGTTTACTTGCAATTCAGCAGGAGTAAGTACTTTCTCTGTTAGTGTCAAAGTAGATGTGCTATCGTCAAAATCGCAATCAGCTGAACGTACTATGTCAGAAAACGCTCCTACTTTCATAGCAGCTTTATATTTAATGTTAGGAAGGATTGATACAGCACCTTCGTCTAGTGTTTTAGCGGATAACAAGGCAGCACCTAAATACTTACCTGCAAACTCTCCACTATAACTTGAATTTGTAATTGTTGGGTTTGGCATTTTATTTATTTTTAGTTGTTAATTTTAGACATTATCTTATCAAGTGTGCTTGGTTTTCTGTTTTGTGCAAACTTAACTCCGATATTGTTATTTTTTTGTTCTGGGTTATGAGCAATAGGCTCGGCAGCAGGTTCAGACAATTCCTCTTTTACTTCTTTCGGTAATTCCTCTGATAACTCTACTTCTGCTTCTTCGCTCATTTCTTCTTTCTTCATATCCTCAATCATAGCTTTGATTTCAGATACTGCTTCTGCTAGTTCTTCTTTAGTAACATAGCCTAAATCTTCTTTTTCTTCTTCAGCCTCTACTTCCTCATCAGCAGGTGCTTCTTCTTCGTCTAGGTCTTTGATTTCAGCAATAATGCCTTCTTCTGCTACTACTAGCATCTTACCATCTTCCATAGTATAATCGCCAACAGGCAGTGCTACTTTGTCATCTTCGGTAACTATAAAAATTTCGTTTCCTGCTTCAAACGCTTCTGCTTCTAGTACAGTACCGTTATCTAGCTTTGCAGTCGCTAGTTCAACCTTCTCTTGTGCTTCAACATCATTCACAATGTCAGCAGTTTCTTCTCCAAGAAAGGTTTTAATCTTATTTAACATTTCGGTTGCTTTCATATAACTATAACTATTTAATTTAACTATTTTACATTTTATAACTCTTTATTAAGCTGTGATTTAGCTTCTTCTGCTTTTCGTAACTGTAATTCGTAATCTTGTATAAAGTTATTAAGTTCACCGTATCCATCAATTTTTTTAACATCTACACCTAATTCTTTAGCTGCTGTTTTGATATCATTCATTACTTGGTATGGGTTAATACTAAAACCACCAACAAAAGGGCTTTTTAAACTAGCTGCTTTTTCTGCTTGTTGCTTTGCTCTGATAGTTTTCATTTTAGCGTCAGCAAATTCTTCTTGTACGTCTTTAAGCCTTTTGACTTTTCCTTTTAAATCATTTACAGCTTTATTTGCATCTCCTACAATACTTAACTCTACTTTAGATAGTTGTTCTTTATTTATTTGAGCAATCTTGCTCATTGTGTTTTTATTTGTTTTCATAATATATATTATACTTTACCTATTCCTTGATTTATCAATTTACCTTTACAGCATTTTGTACTGTAAGTGTTTTTATCAGCACATAAACATCCACGTTTACTGCTTTTAGGACTTGTTCGTGATACTGTTAAATCTTTCATCCTTGCCCTCTGTATTTTTTCTTATATAGTTTACTGCCTTTTATACTTGACATTTTTGTTTTAGCGTGTACACCCTTGCGCCTTACTTTAGGCTTCTCAATCTTACCTATTTGTATTTGTTTAGGCATTGTTATATATTACCTCTTACGTTTCTTAAATCTGATATATTTTTTCGATGCATCTTTAAAATTCTTTCAAACTGTCCTTTAATAGTGTCAGCACGTTTTACAAGTTCGTCAGCACCAAGTTCTTTAGCTTTTTGCTTACCATCTTCTGTTATTTTTATTGCTTGTTCTAAAGCTGCTGTACTATCGGCAAAATCAGATAAAGCATTTAAAACACTTTTTTCTGCACGTTTACTCGCTGTTAGTGCTTTGTCTTTTAGCTTTTCAATATCATCAAAAATACCAAGTTCTACTCTCTCTTTGCTAAATAGCATCTTGCTAATTGTCTTTTTACTCATTTTATTTATTTAATAGGTATACAATTTGGCACTAATTTGCCATTCTTTCTTTTCATTCCGTACTGCTCATAGCCCTCTTGACAGGGTGCTTTAAGTTGGTGTTGCTCACAAGGCATAAACCAAGTCTTGCCTTCATACTCGTGTTCGTGGTAACTCTCACAACCTATATCCTGTGCTGCTTTTATTGCTAGTTCTTTAGTGGAGTATGCTAGTCTATCATCTATAATAGCCATAGTGTCGCTTACTACTTCGCTTAACTCTAACAAGCCTAATTCTTTTAGTTTGCTTTCTGACCATCTCTTGGCAGCTTTACCACCCCACAACAAGTAGGATATAGTACCACAGGCTTTAGTATCTCCTTCATCGTAATACTCCTCTGCTCTTGACAAATAAGAGTACATACGTTTAATAGTGTTTTCGCTAATAGGTTTGCCCTGTGCTAATTGTTGCGCTCTTATCTTACCTACATCAGTTGCGCATTTGTTGTTTACTTCTTTGTTTAGGTCTATGCCTCTTTGTGCGTTATTCTTTACAGCATCAGGATAGTCAGAGTAGCTTTCCAATTCTTCTTTCTTACCGTCTTTATAACGTTTGTCATCTCTTACAATTCTACGGATATAAGAAAGCATTTCTTCTGCTTCTTCTTCTTCAAAGTCGTTTATAGGCTCTTTAGGTCTTTCCATTTTGTCAATGAAATAGCCTTCTATTGAGAAACCTTTTACTTTGCCTGTTTTTACATAGTCATTCCAAACTTCATTGTTGTTTACTTTGACTACACCCATCCAAGTACCCACAGGCACGTTTAAGCCATACTTCCTAGACTTGTCGTGTGTTTCATCTTCTACTAGCCAACTCTCTACTAGCGTAAGCCCATTTAGGCTGTGTTGGTGTTCTAGTGTGCTGTTGTTTTGGTTACCTTTCATAAGGTACATTTCAGCAGCCTTACGGATAGTGTCTTTAGAGAAGTAAATATAATATTCATCTTCTCCCTTGCGCCTGTATATAGGTTTGTTAGGAATAAGCAAAGCACCTACTAATAGTTGTTTGTCTATTTGCGCTAGTTGTACTTCTTCGTTTTTTAGTGCAATAAAATCTTCTTCAATGGCAGGGTTTTCTACAATAGAGATAGCCTCTATACCCTCTACACTATTTTCATCTAAAATAAGTTCGACTATCCTCATATAACTATAACGTTTATTTTTTATATTTTACTATATTGATGCACCCTCTACTATATTACGTTCTAAACTTTGTGCAGTTGTTACGTCTTGTGATGTTACAAACGCTTTTACAGGTCTTTCGTTTTGCCCTGCTATTGTTTCTGCTAATTGGTTTGTACCACTTGCTCCTACTATGTTAAATGCAGGTGGGGTTGATGCAGGTGCAGTTGGTGTTGATGTACCCCCTCCTGCGCTTTTTGCAAAACTTGGTGGTCTAGGGTCTTTAGAGGCTGTGATGTTTTTAACATTAGCTAAACCTCCTGCAATTACTGCTGCTGCGCCCACAAATCCAAATATACCACCTTGTGCCAATGCTTTGTTAGCACCTGTATATGTATCTCTTAATGCCTGTACTACCGCTATTGCTTTTCCAAATTTAGAGTTTTGTCCTACTATACCTGCAATACTTCCTAGAGCTTTTGTTACTTCTTCTGCTTTAGCTTTATTTATATCTTTTTCTAACTCTTTTTGCTTTTGTCCGTTCTCTTGTTGGAACGCTAATAGTTCATTTTGAGCATCTTGAAAGGCTTGTGTACCTACCTTGTAGCTGTTCATCTTTTCGGTAAGCCTAGTTTCTTCTATAACTTTTTCTTGCTCTGCTACATCTCTTAAAGCCTGTAATCTTAAATACTCATTTTGTATTTGTTCAGCATTAAAGGTAGCTTCGTTTATTGCACGTTCAGCTTCTGCATCGCTTATACTTTGTTCAAGTTCTAGCTTTTCTCTGTTTAGCGCAAGGTCATTGGATAACTGCTCACTTCTAAATCCTGCTATCTGTGCTAATACAGCTTCTTTTTCTTGTTGCGCTTCTAAAAGCCTAATAGTATTTTCTTGGTTTTGGTTTTTATCGTATTCTGCTTGTGCAGCACGTATTTGTAAATCTACTTGTTTGAGCATTGCTTCTTCTTGCTCATCTAAAGTTTCCTTTAGTCTATTGTTAGCTGCTATACGTTCTTCTATTGTGTTACGTTCTTCATCTCTTACTTGTCGTAACTTTTCAGCTTGTAGGTCAAAGCTCTCAATAATACCTTGTTGTCTTACTGCTGCTATCTCTGCTTGTTTGCCTAGTTCTACGTTTGCTTGGGCAGCTTTTACTGTTTCAGCTACATAATTACTTACAACAGGAGTAAGTTTTTCAAAGCTATCATCTACACCTGTAACAACATCTACAAGTTCCTTTCCTGCACTTTTAGCATCCTCTAACGCTCCTGCAAAATCCCCTGCAAACACTTTCTTTACTGCACTTGCTAAAAAACCTAATGTTTCTAAAGCAGAGTTCATCCTTTCTATTACATTGTCTTTTATCGCTTTTCCAAAGTCCTTAATACCTTGTAGTGGGTCATCAAAAAACGCTTTAAATGTATTGACTACTGCTGATGAATTACCTACAACAAAATTAACAAGGTCATTAAATGCAATAGATAAAAACTCAATAGCAGTCGCAAAAACATCAGCTACTTTTTGGTTGGAAACAAATATCTCTTTTAATTGGTCAAATGCTTTAATAACAATACCTGCACCCAAAGCACCTTTAAAAACAGTAGATATACTTTTTAGAGGACTTGATAATGCTTTTAAAGCCTTACCTAAAACACCAAAACTCTTTTGCGTTTCTTTATTACCTTCTGTTGCTGTTTTGTTAAGTTCAGCTATTTCTTTTCTTAACTCTTCAATTTCAGCAACTGCCTTGTCAGTTTTTGCTTCTAAATCAATTATTATTTTTTCTGCCATTTCGCTTCTCTTTTAATTTTTTTACCTGCACCCATTAACCCACTAGGCAAATGATACTTACCTTGTGCTATACGGATGCTCTCTGTTTCTCCTTTTGCTAATTCTAATAAGTCTAGTATGTTCTTTATCATAAATCGTTTATTAGTTCTATGTCGCTTTGTCCTGTTAGTAGGTTTGTGCTTATGCTGTTTATCTTGTATTTGTTTCCTGCTACTATAAACCTATCCCCTAAACCATAGTTAAGTAAGATACGCATAGGCAAATAAGCCTTTAGCTTTGTTAGTCTTTGTTTGGTGTTAAATACACTAGATATATAATCAGAATAGTTAGTGAATAATGTATCTGAAAAACTTGTGTCTAGTGTCCATTCGCTTGTCTCCCTGTTAAAGTTTAACTGAAAGTCATTAGTAGCAGGGTTTTCGCTTACACTATTAAAAGGTAGGTTTACATTTAAAATTAACAAATGGTCTTGTGGTACACCTTCATCGTCTAATTCGTTTATAAAACTAATATTACCTGTGTTTTTATTTATAGGATAAAATAATAATGGGCTTCCTAAATATGCGTTTTGGCTTTTATCTACGTTATAACCCCATTGTATGTCTTTTTGTGCGCCAGAAGTAACATCATTTAAACGCTCATATAGTAAATGTCCAAAAGGTAATTCAACTTTATAAAGCTGACCTGCTAATGCTGTTTCTCCTGCATTGTAAGATATTTTACCCCAATCTCTATTATTTAGTTCTCCAAACTTATTTGCTAAAAAAGTCTTTGTGTCTTTAAATTTAAATTCTATTTCTCTATACGGTAAAGCTACATCTACCTTACTACTATTCATATCAACAAACTCTGTTATGTCGTATGTATTAGGGTTTGCAAAAAAGTCATCTAATGGCTTAACTTGTATTACACCATCTACTACAAAAGCAGTTAGATTAAACATTTTAAATAGCCCTGTAAGAAAGTCTAATACCTTAATATCAGGCATCTGCTTATTTACATTAAATGTAAAAGCTGTATTTGTTGTAAAGCTACCTGTTGAATAATCTACTGTTACAGTTGGGTCAGATAAGAATACAGCAGTTGCTCTCCATACAATACTACTAAAGGTTATTACTGTTGTAGCTGTTATAAATACTTCGTACTCCCCTGTTTCATAATCAAAATCACCTGCTAAAGCATCAACTACATAATTTGTAGATGTTATATTAGTATCTGTATATACAGCAGTACCGTTTTGTAATATCTCAATATTATAAGGTGTTGTATTGGTTCTATTTAGGTTTAACTCAAATTCTGTAATGTTGTTTTCTTCTGCTAAACTCTCAAATGTAGAACCATAAATAGAAAAAGGGTCATCATTTTCAAAACCCCAACCATCTACCTGTGTTTCAAAAACCGTAGTACTTCCTGATAAATCTTCTACTTTACCTGACTTTCTGTGTAGCCAAAGGAATAAGTTATCCATCTTATCAATACCTGTATTTTTAAAAAAGTCAGTAGAAAAAGAAAGGTCTAAATCTGTTTCTATTTGTTCTATAATCTTGTTTACTCGTATAGCATATTTTAACTCATTCCATTTAACTCCGTGATGATGTGATGTGCCTGAACCACTTTCATACCATAAATTTCCTGTACCTATACCGTGTATGCCATCTTCAAAATATAATCTTTGACTATGAGTTATTAAAGGTGCTATAATGTGATTTGTGCTGCTTGGTGCTGTATTTAGTTTTGTATAAACTGTTGTAGGGGAATAATCTAAATTGTATGCTGTAAAGTCTAGGTCTGATAACTTCTTTTCTCCTAGCTTGTCTTTAAGTTCTACAATATCTCCAAAGAATGTAATCCTATATGTGTGTGCTTTGTTGTTTTTTAAGTCTACCCCTTCTAGTTTTATCTTACCACTTCTAAAAGGCAAGTTGTTTAATTCAATAGTAGATGCTACTTTCTTACGTGCATCAAAACCATTTATTATGTCAAAGTTATAATAGTGCTTAAATATTTTATTATTAGCCTTTGAAGCAGGTATACTGAAGGATTGACTAAAAGCAGTAAACACCTTATCTATGTCTTTTACATTTTGGATGCTGTCAGTTATTGTAACGCTTTCATCCTTGAAAAGTTCTACTCTTTCGTTCTCTATGTATAATTGTATTACCACTATCTTACATTGTTTATTTTGTCAAAAGCATATTCAAACTCCATTGAGTACTGTACAAGCCTGTCATTAACATTTGTTTTTTTCTGTAGTGACTTTGTTTTTGGTGCAATAGGATAAGTAGTACCTTCTTTAGTAAGCCATATATGTTCGCTTAATAATAACTGCTCTAATGCTAAATTATAATTATCAGTAACAAACGGAGTGTTTAGACTTATGGTTTCTTTTGCGTTTACATTGTATGTAGATACTTGGTGCTTTGTTGTGCTGTATGTTGCAGGGTCTGTATTTGTTACAAGGTTAGATTTGTAGCTTTCAGAAGTTACATTTACTGTTTCTTGCTGCTTAAAGAAAAAGTACATCTCTTGTAGTGCGCCAAACTTATTGACAAAAGTAACCTTTGTAGAACCAAACTTTGTATCGCATATTGTGCGTATTGTAAAAGTATATTGTGGGTCTGATGGGCTAGGTATATAGTATTTAGTTCCGTCTGTTGCTGCTGCTGATGTCTCAAAAGAACCATCGCCATAATTCACAGGTATATAAGAAGCAGTACTTGGTGGCAAGTAAATATCCGTATTAGATTGCAGTG